TCAGGATACGCCTTTATCTCTTCGTTTAGATGTATGAGGGAAAGCGGACAAAATATTCTCTTTTCGAAATGTGCGAACATGTTTGCGATCATAGCAGAAAGCAACGACGTAATGACTACGTACATCAACTACACGGATCGAACGTTGAGTGATTTCCCCTGTATGTGATAAATATATAACGTCGATTTTCCTCTTGTCTTGCTTCGATCTGTTGAGCAACGATTCCATCTTTAACTCCTCCTCAACTTAACGAACGTATGTTCTTATTACTATTATATGTTGTAAGAGGAGCTATGTATACTATTTTGTTCCGTTTCAACCTGGTATTTAATGGTGAGCTTCGATTTACATTTTAATTGCTCAACCGATCAATTTCTTCTCGCAAATCCCGAATCTCCTTTTTGTTTTCCTCGATCAATGTAAGAAAGTTTTGCCTCAACCGATTCACTACAACTGCGACTTCTTCCCGTGTCATATTTTCTTTAGGTCTTTTGCCAATGAAATAACCGTTTTCCTTCGCTTCTTCCCAGTCCTTCTTCGCCCAATCACTCGGTTCATTATTATCACGTACCACAGTTAGCTCCTCCTTTGGTTCCCTTCCGGCTGCACTGTTACGATTCATGACGTCCTTCATTTTTCTCATAGAATCCATACCATACAATCCATCTACCTCAAGACCGTGCTCTCGCTGAAACTGCTTCAATACTGAGTCTGTGGACGATCCAAAGAACCCATCCGCTTCAAGGTTATATCCGATATCCCTTAATGCAATCTGCAACCTATACGTATCATACCCAGAGTGTCCTTGTTGCGGTGGCCCTTCGTTCAATACAACGTCCCTAGGTCGACGGCCTGCCTTCAGATCCCGCCATGAAAGGCCGTCCGTCAGCTCCAAGTGAGCATAATCCCTGAAATTCTTCCAATCACCGCCCCAGTTAAAGCGCAGCGCCTTACCAAACTCAGCAACAGATCTCCAATCTTTATTTACCGTCCAGGTTGCGTCCGTACCGTCCCAGTTCGTCAGAAAGTAATCAACCGCAAGCCCGTAATTGTGTACGGATTGACCGGGCTTGGCATTGGTGACGACACTGCCTGCTGTTGTTCGTCCTTGATTATAAATCCGCTGCTGCTCTGTATTGGAGCGATATCCAGAACTGATTTGAACATTAATTCCGTCCCTGTAGCACTTGATCAACAATAAATGTATTTTATCCTTTACGGCAGGGTGGACAGCCTTCATGTTTCTAAACGACCTGTCGATAAGTGTCTGCAGCGCTACTCTACTCATAAGAAACACCCCTTTTCTTACATATCTACTTTTGAAATTAGAGAAATCTTATTAATGATAAGAAAAACCCTTAGAGTAAGAAGCTCTAAGGGTCTAATGATCAATATGTCTGTAGATACTGTTCTCTCTCCCACGGATGAACCTGCGTTCGGAACATAATTCCCGTGGTCATATTATATCAAACCCAATGAAAAGCCCTTTAAATATAGTACTTCTATACGTAAGTCAATCAAACCTTCTTCTTCCTAATAAACCATTATGGGGTGTTCCTGGGGTGAATATGGGGTGGATTGTCGCCCCAGGAGTACACATATAATAGGTAGGAACTCAACAATAAAAATGTAATTCTCACTTTCAATATTTAAAAGACGTATGAGTCATGCTATAAAACCATCTGTTTTCAATATTAATAAAAGCATTAAAAATCATACTCTAGAAAACATAATGCATAATCCGTTAAATTCTTTAACATTCAAAGTCATTATCTTCATAAAAATATCCCTCTTCTTATTTACTTCGTAGTGTCAGCTAACTAAATCTGCTTTATATTCTATTCTATATTAATTGTCCAATCTCCATCTGCGTTTACTACAATTGCATACATACCCGTATCTGGAAGTGCTTCTCGGGTGGACCCCTCATAATTACCAATCTCATTTGCGAGAAGAGCTTGCCCGTTTACAAGAACTGCGAAGTTAGACTGCCCGGAGTGGCTGAACGAAAACTTGTGATTCCCGCTTTCGGCATTAATGAACACGACGTCATCTCCGCTCCCTGACAGCTCCCCTGGAACATCCTTTATATCAACCGGCGGAGTTTGGTGAATATCAAAGTTCCAAGAGCCATCTGCTGTAATATTTAAGTAGTAAGTACCTTGAGAAGGGATCTGCGCAAATGTTTTCCCTTCATAAGTCCCTATAGTGTTTACGAGTAGTTCCAAAGTTTGCCCACTCTCATCTTGAAGCTCAACAGCAAAGTTTGAACTTCCGCTCTTATGAGATGCATCGAAGACTGCCCAGCCCGCTTCTAACTCAATTCCATCACTAGCAGTATTACCTGAACCACTTAAAGTTGTTTTGGACTGTTCTCGGAGTTCTTTTGCCTCTTCTTTAGCTTTAGCTTCAGAAGCAGCTACACTCTCTTCTCCAAAAGCATTCACTTCGTCCATTGTAGTGAATGAGTTAACATCAGTGATACGCTCTCCATCAGTAGATGCAACTACAAAGCCATCAGTTGCTTTAATTACGTAACCAACGTTTCCATTTCCTATGGATATGCTTTTGGTGTGATCTGCATTGAGTTTCTCTTTTGCTTCCTTAAACTTCTCATCACTCATGCCGGCTAGAACCGCTTCTTCAACGTCCACTACAGACGCAGGATCAGCTTCTTTTTCTGGTTCCGCTTCAGTTTCATCTGCTCTTTCTTGTTCTTCTGTTTCTTTTTCACTTTCCGATGCTTTAACTTCTTTTACATTATCTGATTCTGATGAAGTCTCTGTTGCAGGTTGAGTTATATTAACTAACACAATAAAGGCCACAAACAACCCCAAAAATATGCCGAAGTTTCTTTTGGCTTTTTTGTTCTTTTTGATCAATGATATTATTCCCATAACAAGAAAAACCAAAGAACCTAATACTACTATTGTTATTAACGAGTCCATTTAGCCCTCTCCCTCAATAAATATTTATAATGCTTTAGTCCCTGTATTCTATATCAACTAATAAATCCCTTCTTTTCTACAATATTCTTGCATCCGTTATTTCAGCGAAATCTATATATGTACGCAGCTTATCCGATTGATCAATACCACGCACCCGTTTTGTTTGTGTATCTATAGAAGTTATTTTCATTTTTGTGTAACTGAAATCGAACCCATTATGGTGTTGTAACTCTACAGTAAGGTCATCTTTCATTGCCAATTGAAGAACTTGTCCTATCTCCTCAAGCTTTTGCTCATCCAAAATCGGCTTTTCTATCTTTTTATCTTCCTTCCAGAGTTCTTGAATGGCTTCCACATGCTCTGGAAGCATCAATGACGTCCACTTAATCGTTCCGCGATCGTTTGGCTTACCCATGATTTACATTCGCACCTTTCTTTTGATAAGGGAACACCGACAATATGTTAGACAACTTAAATGAGCGAACTTGTTTCCGTGCATAACAATAAGCAAGAACCTGATTCCCATTAACCTTTACCACCCTAACCTGACGCTGAGACATATTTCCTTTGCTATCTAAGTAAATCATTTCAAGTGGTTGCTTACTTACTGTTGCTCTACTAATTATTCCATCCATTTATCGTCACCCCTAACACGAACGTTTGTTCTTATTGTATCACATAACTAAAATGATAAAACATCTCGCAAACAAAAAAACCCCGCCCCAACAATTGTTTGGGGGCGAGGATTGCTTCAACATTCTATTTATGTGTCACTCGTTAACTTCATCAAAATCCATGTTTGCAAGATTGAACAACCTACTATTTATTACTACAAATACCTTTTGTTGAATTTTTTCTAGTGCATCACGTTTGGAATCTGAAAAGTATGAGGAAAATTTATCTATTATTCTATCGATTTCCAGTTTATGATAGGGTCCATTATTAGTAATAATTTCATCTGGGTGATAGGAGAAAATAACTAAGGCACTCTTTTCTCGCCTTAATAGTTGATTTGCAATCTCTCCCCACCAATTCTTGTCACTTTCACCTAATGACATACCTAATACGAAAAATACACTAGATCGTTGAAGTGCCTTTTTTCCTCTTATGTAACTCTTTTCAGCTATTGCTTTATCAAGCTCTGGTTTAATAAAGGAGAAACTATAACGGCTATCTCTCATTTTCACTCCTAATTGTGTACTATCATTTCCACCTAGGTTCATATTTCGACTTGTAGAACCATGTACTTTTATGTACTCATGTTTTTTCATTGGAATCCCAAGCTTGCTATTCCCTATTGGTCCGCGTACTGACGCTAAATTATCCTCCATTAACTCATATGAATCCTTAAAAAGAGAAGTAAAATTAAAGTCAAGAATATTCATATGCATCGTCTTTACATCATTATTCAGTTTCAATACATTTCCTATTTGATCGCGGTTTAAATCACGTAATGATAAAAATAGAAGAGAAGCGCTTCGACTAAACTCTTCAATTATTTTGTCTTTTTCTTTTTCGACATTTATATTTTGTTCTATTGATTTTAAGTATTCAGTCAAGTGGGTTTCTATTTCCATTTTATCTACAAACAGCTTTTCATCTGATAAGCCACTTTCATCATTTACTTCTTGAGTTAGACTCATTAAACCCATTTCAAAATCCGACCATTTTTCATAGTACTTATCACTTGTATGCATTTTATTAATTTCCTTATAGATAGTGTTGTCATTTAGCGATTCACTATGTAATGCCGTTTCCCTAAGGTACTTATAAAAATCACTGTACTTTGTTTTCAAGTTGGCCTGGATATCGAATCCATTTCCAACCAGTAATGATACGTGCACTAACATCACCTCATAAAATTTTTTAAGCAGTTTTCCGAATGATTCTTACTCAATTTACATTGATAATAGCATATCGTTTGTAATAATTTGAATAATTCACAAAATAAATGACACCAAAACTGCACTTTTCGACGATTATAGTTATAGGAGGTGAAAACAATGAAGGAACTTAAAAAGCAGATTGCATTGTGGGAAGCACAACTGGATAAGAAAGAATTGGACCCAGAGGTCCGAAGAGTATTTGATAACATGTCTTCATACCTGATCAACCAGAAAGAGTACATAATCGAACTTGGGGACATGGTAGAGAACGCTCAAGAAGCTTATGCGGAACAGAGGAAGGAATATCTAATGGAAGGTATTAACCTGAAGCATTAAACTAAACCCCCTCACTTGACTAGAGTGAAGGGGTACCGCCTATGTATTACAATAACTTGTGAACGTGTCGGTGACTAGTCGACACAAGAGGTAAAGGCGATGGTATGTATACTATCATAATTTACCATTACAAAACAAAAAAAGCCCTGCTCGTCCAATTAAGGATAAGCAGGGCTTTACAGTCTATTTCTTCTGTTTTTCGATTTCTTCCTTAAGCTCTTTGATTGTTTCTCCGTTTTTCTTAATAATCTCAAGGAAGTTGTGTCGCAATCGATTGACGACAATAGCACTCTCTTCGCGGCTAATGTTTTCCTTTGGCCTTTTACCGTCAAAGTAACCGTTCTCTACCGCTTCATCCCAATCTTCTTCTGCCCACTTGCTTGGTTGGTGGTTATTTTCTGCCACTTTATTCTCCTCCTCTTTATCTGCAGCTGAGAAATCTCCCCTTTTCGTCGCGCCTTGTAAGGCGGCTTGCGTAGCTGGTCCGTTAAACCCGTCTACCTCAAGACCTTGGTCTCTTTGGAATTTCTTCAGAATTTTGTCGGTACCAGGTCCGAAGATGCCATCCAAAGCTAAATCATAACCAGCTTTTTTTAGCTGCCGTTGCATAGTGTAAACCTCATATCCTGCATGGCCCTTCTGTGCGACTCCCTTGTTAAGCCGCTCATCACTAGGACGGTCACCATCTCTCAGGTCACGCCATGTTAGCCCTACCGCTAAATCCAAGTGAGGGTAATCCCTAAACGTCTTCCAATCACCACCCCATTGGAAGCCAAGTTGCTTGCCAATTGCTGCGACTCTACGCCACTCTTTATTAACAGTCCATGTTGCACTGGATCCATCGTAAGTGGTTAGAAAGAAATCCACGGCCAACCCATAGTTGTGCACAGATTGTCCGGGCTTTGCGTTGGTTACTACACTGCCCGAAGTAGCACGCCCCTGATTATAGAGGCGTTGCTGTTCAGAACTTGAACGAAAGCCTGAGCTGAACTGTACATTGATACCCTCGCCATAGGCTCTTTCAATAATACAAAGGACCTTATCCTTTACCGCCGGATGAACTTCTCCAATATTGCGAACAGAACGGTCAATGAGTGTATCTTTGCTTACTCGTCCCATAATTAGTCCTCCTTGATTTTTGTAGTGCGACCCTGACGTTTCTGGACCAACTCGAATAGTCCTGTTGCCGATAGTCCTGCACCTGCACCTGCCCATAAGCGTAATGCCACATCCATATCAGTGAATGGGTAAGCAACTGCTCCCAACACCACTCCGATAACAACAGCAATCAAAGGAATAAAGTTTTTGGGCAACGCTGCTAATCGCTTGATCACTTCCAAGATTCCAGCTACAAAAGGACTAATCACTGTCGCAAAGATCAAAACTTGTGCCATCATTTCATTTTCCACTTAAAACTCCTCCTATTGTAATTCCAGTCTCTGGTGACTGTATAATCAGAGCGAGTATCGCCACTATGATTGCCCCGAGTATCAAGCGCAAAATCCATGTCGTATTATTTTCAATGCGATCGAGTTTCTGCTCTACGTTGTAAACTCGCTGTTTGGTCTTTGTGTGCTCGTTTTTCAGTTCGTCCACTTTGTCATCCAATTCTTTGAATTCTTGTCGAGTTACATACTCCTTATCCATGCTTGGCCCCCTAAAATAAACATTCATGAACGAAAGCTATATCGATTTCCCCTATTTATATAAAGAAGAGGCTCGGTAATACCGGGCCTCTTTTGTACATAAAAAATACACCTTCACTGAGGTGTAACTTCTTGTCGTATATAATCTTCGCGAACCATCATAATAAACTGGTTCACTTTCATTCTCTGTTGTTGCTCTTTCTTATCCTGCCTTGCCAAGGGAACATCTCGATCCAAGGTTGGTAAGTTCATGTTGAAAATTTCATTATTACCACATGGACACTCAAACCCTATGTTCTCGTATTCTCCAAGTTCATTTTTGGAGGACACGATGTTTGCAATCGGATGGATGGTTTCCTTCGTACACTTATTGCATTCGATGATTACACTATTCTCTTGAAATCCTTTCAGCAATTCGACACCCCCTTTAAGTTAAACACTGTAATACCCTGAAAAGTAACTATAGTTATTCCCCTCTGCTTCAACATAGAAGGAAAAACCATACTCCGTAAGGAAACTGTATTTTGGATTAGCGTTTTTCGCTACATGACTGAAATCAACACTTGATGGTGCCGAAGGTCTCGGAAGCGTGAAATATACGTATTGTGAAACCACCGGTGTGTTCGATGGCCGTCCTGCAGTAACGCCCGCTATGTTACATGGAACGTTTGTTATGGGGGCTGTGCTGAATAAATCCGTCCCGAGAAAGTCTATACCACCCGCAGATATATCAATTTGCGGCTCTCCACCATAAGCAGATTCATAGCCAGTAATAAGGGCACCAGCTGATAGTTCAATTTGGTTCCCGTCACTCCCCCCATAACCAAGGAAAAGCTTATTACCAATGAACAAGTCTTCGGTTACACGTATATCTGCATTCGATTTAATCATGTTTCCCGTTATGCTGTTCGCTGCAATATGACGTGCGGTGATCGCTCCCGCTTTTATAGCATTCGCTAGTATCGTGTCTGCCGCAATCTTCCCTCCATCCATATAGACAGAATTCTCTAGCGCCCATAATTTATAAGCGATTTCTAAATTCCCTGTATTAAATGGGACTGGTGCATTGCCTTCGTGTAGCATCGGTTTACGAGCTGAAAGGTCAAATGTGTCAGGGTTATTCCAGTCACCAAAACGCCAGCTAATGTAACAAAGAGGGTCAGAACCATCTAGAAGGTTAGCGGGAATGCGATAAATGTACCGAACCCAATTATTTTCTAAGGGCACCTCATTATAAGTAAGTAACTTTCTCTGAGTACTAACTGCACCGCCAGAAAAATAAAGTTCTCCTGGTCTCGTACCGAGTTCTTTCTTGTTGCGAAATTCGATACTCGCCCAATGCTCTACATTTCGATTCAACCAAATGTTTCCCGTTCCTTTCGGAGCAAAGTCCGGGTCTTGGTTTGATGCGCTACTCCCTTTTATATTGACGGATCCATCCGAACGAAAATCCACAAATTCAAAATTAGCGTCCACACAATTCCATTCCTGTTCTCCCAATTGGAACGTCGGATCGGGGAACATATTAAAAGCCGTGTTCGTGGCTGTGTTCAGAACTTCTTCAATGTCCGCTTTCTCGGATGGATCGAACCCATCATCAAACTGCGTATCATTTCCAACTACAATTTGATTGGCCAACAACTTCCCTTTTATCTTTTGGTACGTGACGGATGCATCTTCAATCTCTGCTTCCCCGATGACGACGTTGGCTATTTTCGCAAAGTCTATCTCTGCATTCGAAGCAATCAATTCATCTGTGATTGCTGCTTTAGCTATCTGAGCATACCCTACAGCTTGGTTCGCAATCTTCTGGTTCGTAACCGCTTGGTTTTCTATCGCCTGGTTCCCGACTGCTTGATTAGCAATGTGCTGAGCCTGTACTGCTTGCAGGGAAAGTTTCGCTGCGGTAACAGCTAAATCATCCAAAATGGCTGCATTTACAGAGCCCATAGCCATATCGATGCCCTGAATTCGAACCGTAACAGCACTTTCTTCTTCACTGAATGCTCCTGGTGTGCCGTGCGTGTTAACCGCTCTAACTTTGTAATACCATTGCTGATTAACGGCAACCTTATGAAGGAACATGCCGACTTTCCCTCGAAAGATGAGGTTGGTTGAGTCCGGTTCGAAACCTTGCACTTGTGATGCATACACTTCATATGCAGCAATGTAGCTTGAGGAGTTATACTCCCAGTTCAGCATCACCGTTTGGAATAGCCCTTCAGCTTGGACATTCTCAGGTGGATCAGGAACATCATCAGGAAAGTCCTCATCCGTCACTTTGTTCTCCGCTCTATCCCAAACACCTGCTCGATCATTAACCTTTTGGATGACCTCTTCAATCGCTTTTTCCCGCTCAAATAAATCAGAGTAGTTCCCCAACGTTATTTCCCCGTCAGTAGGGTCTCCGATGTCATATTTGAACTTGGTTACCCTTGCCTCAATAATAATCGGAGGATGAATGTCTTTGTTTATAGCTGTACCCGTATCACCGAATCGTGCCAATTCGTGTTCCTGCCCTGCAATCCCTTCGAATGTCGTTACGCTCATATTGAATTCTGCCTGCGTCTCCTTTCTCTCTTGGAGAGCTTGCCACGTTTTCATGAGCAGTACTTCCGGATTTTCTTCGTCTCCATCTTCAAATAAGCCTTTCCGGTGCTGCCGATCGCCTGTATCAGGAATGTATGTGCCATGTTTTTCTAAAGCACCTGGATCACCTACCCACTCTTGCCCGAGAGGCTTATCAACCGGGTTCCCATTCTCTACTGACCACTCAACATCAGCAAATGTAATCTTACGAGTGTACCCACCGTTATCCGTTTCTAGCGACTTCCCTTTCCCGTACAGTGCTGTTTTGGGATAATGCTTGATTTTACGGTGTATGCTCTCAATGTCCTTATCCATTTCCCAACGCTTCCCTGTATCTTTCCCTCTTCGATAAAGGAGGTCAATAAATCGACCAGTGATTCCTGACTCATCAATCTCTACACGATCAACGTATTCTCCGCCCCACACCTGCCTGATTTTGTTCAGCGTCTCTCTGGTACTGATATAGTAGAAGTTCGTAGACTGTAGACCTAAGTCCGCTACGGTTCCCGCCTGAAATCTTGTCCCCTCTAAGACGCGCTCGAGCGTGTACCTTGCAGTGCGATTCTGAGGACGGATATCTTCTACCATCTCATCATTCAGTTCATCCAGTGACGATAGGCATATGGCTCGTTTGATTGCTCCATCAGGGCCGTCGTCATCTTCCGGTTCACGTATTGTGAACAACCGAAAGTTCGCTTCCAGGTCTTTAAATACCAGTTGGTGGCCACCTACAATAAACGCTGCATCTTCATCATCAGCTGGCATTTCCAAAGAAAAGGTTGCTGTTCCATCCGTTGTCTCTTCGAATGGTGCACGATTGTAATTGACCGTCTCTGCCAGTAGTTCATCCATGTCATTATAAATATAGACAGGCTCTTTCAATATCTTCACCTCCAACAAAAAAGAGCCCTCGGAAGGACTCTTCAAATAATTTGTGCTTCTTCAATATCTAGCGATAATTTACATACAGGGCAATCAGCCAAGAACACATCAGAAAAAGTTTCATATGTGTGTAACCTTACTAATTTATTCTCCTTATCCCAGCATCCCGAACAATAAGGTCCACTTTCATAGACTCCCGGGTTAGGACTTAAATAATAGAAGTTATCTTCAAAGATAAGTTGTTTCTCGATCTCTTGTTTGTCTTTATTCTCTTTCATCTCCATTCTTAACTGGTGGTTTTCTTCTAACAATCCATAAACTTCTGTTTGTAAGCCAATAATTTGTTGATGCAATTCTATGTCACCAACCCTTTGTGCAAGGCCAGCAACCGTTTTCAAAGTATCCATTACACTCATGTAAATCCCCCTTTTATTACACACATTCTACAAAAAAGGGGATTTTCCTTCTTATTCCATACTCAACTGAGGACATCCGCAGGTATTAAAACAGCACTAGCAATTTCCAACCAACGTATTAACATCAATGTTTCATATATTCCTCAGAAAAAACATAAAGTCATTTATAAGATACTAAAGGAGTGAAGTTTTATGAATGAAAACCACGCACTATTCCCTAATGATATTAATACAGAAAAGGATGTTTTTCTAGGTGAAACAAGCGTTCAAATTACGGGGTTTAATGGATATCCTAGTATACACATAGCAAAGTCATACTTAATCCGTGAGAATGATTATGATGATGAACTTTTTTATCATATTTTTGAGCATAAAACTGGTACCACTTTAATAAACTACGGACCAACTCAGTACAGACAAGTTGAAAAATTTATTGATATCACAGACAGGTGGAGTTTATTTTACAAAGACAGTGAAGACCCTAATCTATTAATGCCGGTACCCAACTCTTGGCGACACGAGTAAAACAATAATAAAAGGCCACATTTCAAGAAGTGGCCCTTTTTAAGTTGAAGATATTCGTGTTTATTCTACTTGAAACCTTTTTTTGCTTTATTCATAATATCTTTCCTTTGTATTTCACTTCTAGCAATTGCTATTCCTACTAGTTCTTCAGCACCGTTTAATTTTCTCTTAAGCATATCTTTCGCATTGAATTTCGCTTCTTCAGTCAAGGTATGATCGTCTTCAGATTGGGGTCTTTCATAATTCATCACAATTCTTTCCCCTTCTCCATTTTCAAAAAAGAATAGGACACTACAATAATTACCGAAGTCTACCAATTGATATACCACCTTTTTCTTTTAAGTGTATCAAATAATTCCAATTATTCTTAATGATTTGATGATCAACTGACGACATCCGTTACCCATTTAAAAAAGCACCTTATTAGCAAGGTGCTCTGAAAATCTAATAAGACTATAGTAAAGCAATCAAAACTATCCAAAAAGGCAAACTTAGTAGGATTCCATTGAAAACGCCACCAGCAGCAAAGTCATCTGTACCTTGTACATAATTAATAGAAACCCCTCCTATGTTTTACTTATTAGAAGTTTTCCCTTCCTCATTACCAATAAACTTTTTAACATTTAGGAATGTGTTCTTGTGGAAATGCGAATACAAATTGATTATCAATCGCCCACCGGAAACCGTCATTCATCTGTTGTTGAACTTCTGCTAATTCAAGTTTGTTTTCGTGAGTGAACAATATTTGAATGTCCCTTTGACCACCAGATGATTTTAACGTGTTCAGTTCACTTACAACGTCCGATACATTTTCTAATCTCAAGTCAGTATGAGCAAAATAGAGATCGTTAAACACTTCATAATAGTCATCGCATTTACTGAGTGTTTCCCTTTCAACAGCAGACAAATTATAGTTTATTTCTCTGTCGTCCTCAGCGCTCAAAAAGCCTTTCGGCGGATGGGTTGTAGATTTCCACTCCTGTATAACTTCTTCACGACCTTGAAAATAGTGGATTCTAGGTAGTAAATCGAGAGAACGTTCACCAGCAAAACGAATGATTTCATTAATAGTATTTTGGTAAGCTGTTTTTGCTTGCGCTGCATCATCTGTTTCGTACCTAGACGGATTGTCTAAGGCGTGAAATCCAAATTTAAGCCAGTTCGACGCTTGTAGGAATTCATTCTTAAACGCATCCGTTGTTTGACTGAGGTTGAATGTTGAATTCTGATAGAAGCAATACAAGGAAACAACAACGCCGTATTGGTCGTGCATGTCTTTAAATAATGCGAATGTCGGCTGATCCCACAAGCTTGTATAAGAACCATTCGTCAAGTCTTCGAGCGCATCAATAAAGTCATCCACTGAAAAGTGCATGTACTTTGGAACAGTGTTCTCGTACACGGTTGCTTGGTCATATTTAACGTTGTTACCTGAATCACGCCATTGCATACCAGCGTAGTATTCGCCCAACATTTCAAATCCGGGTTCGAATGTCCCTTTTAGAAAATCGTTAGCGAATAATTGTACGTTTTGCCCTCTAACAACTGCTTTGATTTTATCCCCGTTTTTAATCTGATAAGAACTTGCCAACTTGCCTGTGTACTGAGTACCTAGTGATCCGTTTACTACCGTCCATATGTCGCGGTTCGCTGGTACTAAGAATGCGAAGTTTTTCTTATCTTTTCCCATTGCTATTCGAGAGTATGAACCAATACCTTCGCTATCCTTAATTTTATATTCAATGGCTCTTGGATTTTTAATCACTTTATTTAGAGCAGTGTTAATATGAGTTGTCGCACCTGTTGGCATTTGTAGGGCAGCGTCCTCGATAGTAATCCCTTTAGTATAGTCCCAAGCGTTCTTGTCTTCTAGGAAGTTATCTAGGAATTTGCCATCATCTATTAAATCTTCTAGTTGAGTGCCTTTGCTTTCGTTTAGTCTGTGTAGTTCTTCCCACATGAATAATATCCCCCTCTCTTAGTTATTTTGACCGATTGCAAATATTGTTAAGTCACCAGATGTCGGGGTGGAAGAAGCGTATAGGTTCACTTGAAGCTTTGTAGTCTCGATGTAATCAAGGTACGTTTCAATCGAGTTAATCACTATATAATCATCCGTATTTGCGGGTAATACAACTTTTTTATTATACCCCCGCACAAACTGCTCTCCATCCCAATACTGCAACCCTTTATCTCCGTATATCATACCTAGTGAAAACCATAGCTCAACCTCGGAATCCAGCGTGTTCCTTGCGTAAAATGTTAAAGGGCGATACTTAGACGTGTTCTTATTAACTCGGCGAGTTGTCGTATCTCTTATCTGTTCAGCCACAAAATATTCGACTACACCCTTTTCAATATTACTCCCCGTTAGTTGAGAAGTAGCTGGTGTGGATCCATCAATGATTCCGGCCAGTTGATTCTTGAGGGCTTGCTGCTCATTGACGACCGCATCCAACTTCTGATGAGCCGCGGTATCAGCCACAGGAAACTTATTCACTTCACTGATAGGAGTCTTGCCATCAGGACCGACAATGACAGTTGGCATATAAGCGTGTTCGTTGTCTTCCGTCTTCTTACCGAAAAATTTATTTTCATTAATGTCTTTTGGCAATTCAAAAGCCATTATAGCCACCTCTCTCTATACTTGATTTTAGTTTTTACTCCGGTGGACGGTAGTACTTCAAATGTATTCCCTCCTGGTCCTAACCAGAAAAAGGCACTGTTCACTATGTCCAACATCGTCATGTTACGCTCTCCATTCAGCTCTATTTTCCTTACACTCTGGCCAGTATCTGTTTTCCAATTCGAATAAATTCGTAACTTGTCCCCTGATGTAAAACCAAAAAGCAACCGGATATATCGACCCGATTGCACATGCTTTAATACATATTCAGTTCCTGGATCAGTGAAAGTAATTTCAGCGATGAATGGTGACTCGGCATTTGTGCCGGGTCGAACAATCGGTGTTTCTTGCGCAGCGAATAACGCAGGAATTGTGATGGTCGGATCACCAGATGCATCGACGATTTGTTCTTGCTCGACGCTATAGATGTACGGGTCTGGCATGACTAACTCAATCAGGAATCCACCATCCATTTGGGTAATATAGTCGAATTCATAGCCACCGTCCTGCATCGCATATATTTCCCAATCAGGCTTATAATCCAACCGGATGGTGTAAGCTTCACGAGAGAAAAAAACACCGTACAATTTATGCTTCAAATCATCCAATTCCACAACTGATTCGGATTCGACCTGTAAGCCGATTTCCACTTTACGTACATCTAGTTTGGATCTCGTTACCCTGGCACCATCCATACCTGCCGCTTCAGTCATCGACCGTTTCACGGTAGGAGGCGATACATTGAAAGAGCTGACCCAGACACCAAGGTCTTCATGCATATCAAGCACCACACCCGACGGATACTCGATATGAAAGTTCTTTTCACTCTTCAAAGTTACCTCCCCCTTCTGAACTGTAGATCATTTAATTCCACTTTCACCTCAGGTGCGACTAAGCGACCGAGAGCCCTTTTATCCATAATGACATCTGCCGGCTTCATCTGAATGGTGATAGATTGATTGGTCCCTTGTGTGCCGCTTGCTAGATCTGTACTCATTCGATCGAGATTGCAAGAAACGTTAGGACTGACCCCGGCTCCGGATGCATAAGCAGGTAGTCTCTTGTTAATGCCCGCCATCATCTTCTGCGTTTCCTCATGGGTGTAAACATCTGCTCCTCGCTGCAGGTTCGGGATGAACCCAAAATCATGAAGGGACCACTGATTGCCTTGTCGGATTAACTCTGGCCCCTCTTCACCGACGACAGCTGGACCTCCCGGGTGGAAGTCGGTACCTTTCGCATAATTGACGTAATGACCACCGCCAGAAGTGGTGATATTAAGGGTTTTATATGCAGGTCTGGAAAGACGTCTGTTGATTTCGTAATCGCTAGGTGACATATTAGTTTGCACTGTTTTAGACACGTCACGACCTAGCTCTCTCGTATAGTTCCTGGCATCCCTTGTGAGAGTGCTGATTTGCCCTCTGGCCGACTGAAGCTCACTGATTTGTCCATCAATGGCAGAAATCCCGTTCCGATACTCCCTTGTATTCCGCATGTTGATAGGTGTCTGGTCCCTCAACTTTTGTTTTTGGGATTCCAGTTTGTTGATCTGATCTTTGATAACGCTAGTGACATTACCCTGGTTAACAGCTTGGCGAGAAATCTCATCCTTGATGCCTGCATTCTTGAGGTAGTTTATCTGCAGCTTGTCATAAACCATCCCGAGTTTTGCAATTTCCGTCTCTGTCTCACCGATGATCTTTTCTTTTTCGTTCTTTTGCCGCTTCAAAGCCAGTAGCTGATCATTCAATCCCTGCTTACCGTCTTTGATCAAATCATATTTCCGACGGAGAGGCACAATTTGATTCTGTAATTGTTGCCATTCGTCACTGCCGGCTTTCACACTTGCTTGTTGTGCTTGCAATGAATTAAGCTCTTCTTTTGTTTTTTGTCTGAGTGTTTCTAATTCACCAGCGGTATAAGTGCTGATTAAGGTGTTGATTTCTTTCTCACGAGTTTTTAAGATGTTCAACTGTTTTTGTTGAGCGTTGAGATCCGCGGTCAACTGTTTCTGATTCTCGAGTGCAGCATAAAACTGTCCTTCCAGTTCGAGCGTGGCCATCTTTTCAATTTCCGCATTGTATTTACTAAGTTCACTCGTTGTACCAGCGATTTTGTTCCCTTGATTGGTAATCTGCTGCGTTGCACCTGGTAAAGCCTCAACCAGGTTATTGTTCAGTTGTACCATGGTCGACAATTCACCATTAGTAAAACCTGATTTCTTTTCTAGCTGTGCCATCTCTTCTTTAATGGCTGCTATGACTTGAGGATTAGACGCTTCTTGCAACTCAGACTGCAAGTCTACATATCTCGCAAACTGATCATTCGTAAGCTTGGATTTATTTCGTAGAGTGTCGAATTGACTGATCATAGCGCTCGCTTGATCATGTTGCTGTTGTAAGCTTATTGCTGTTTCGAGGCTAACATCATTTAATTCATTTTGTCGCTGAGCCAGGGTGTAAACGGTCGTACCTAGCGCGGCTACTCCGGCAATCGCTAAACCAACAACTCCACCTTTGCTCCCGAACTTAATCAGGTTGCCAGCTAGACCTGCAGCTCCCGCTGATTTAGATGCGGTACCAAATCCTCCGGAGAGTTTACCCAGTACATTAGTGAGTCCTGAAAAAGTCTTCAATGCAGGTCCAGCTAGTGCTGCACTCCCCGTCAGCGTCAGGAGAAATTTCTGTGTATCTGTATCCAGGGTTGTAAACCATTCTGATAATTCTTGAATATGAGGCGTAACATCACGGGCAATTTCCAACATCTCTTCTCCGAGTGGCTCCAATGCATCTAAAATGCCTCTAAGGGTTTGCTTGAATTCTCTGCTGAATGTCTGCTCCTGAGAGGCTTGTAACTGCCCCATAGAACCGTCTACCGTCTGCATCGACTCATTCACATCATCAAGTGCATAGACCGTTTCCTGCCCCATGTCCTCCCATTTGGTGCCGAACAGCTCGACTCCGATCTGATTGGCTTTCACCTGATCATCCATGTTCTCCAGTTCCGGAATGACCGTGTCGAAAAGCTCCCGTGTCGTAGCTTCTCCATTTTCGAATTCCTTGAAGAGGTTTTGCGTTTCATCAGACATTTCCGCAAATGCATCCACCGTTCGATCGGATCCGTCTCGAACGCGTACATCAAACTCTTTCATGATGTCGTTGATGTAATCTAGATTATAAGCGCCGTTCTTCGCACCGTTAGCCAAGATGGAGAAATACTCTTCTGCCGAGAACCCCATTTGCTTGAACAAAGGAGCGTATTCGGATATGTTGTCGTACATTTCTTGCGAGTAGTTTAACCCCTCAGCCTGACCTTTCGCGAAGAGGTCCATTGCTTCTTCCGATGTTTTACCGAAGTTATGCATGAGCTGATTAACACCACGAGTGACCTCGCTTACATCTGATTCCGTAACATCGGCAAGTGTGAGCATCTGCTTCGTGACATCTTGCAATTCCTTACCGGAATTAATACCTTTAATATTTTGCTTGACCATGGCCATAGAACGAGCGATTTGCTCCGGGGAATCTCCGAAACCAGCATTCCACACTTCTTGCATATCGTCTTTTAGTCGTTGGGCTTCATCACCCGTAGCACCTAACGAGCCAATTAAGACCTGTCCTGCGTCATGAACGCTCATGGCTGCCACGCCCGCTGCTGTACTGACACCAGCCAAAGGTAAGCTGACGCCAGTGCCTAATTTATCACCGAGGTCATTGGATTTTTGACCAAGTTCATTCAAAGACTTTTCAAACTTATTAGCTGCACTTCTCGACTCCATCATTTCACGTTGCTGTTTCTCGATGCTCGATCGCGTCTGATTGATCGAGTTCTCCAACCGCTGTTCAGAAATTTGAAGATCGAGTAACTTGTTGGCCAACTTGTTTGCTTCATTGGAGTTCTCTCCATAAGTCTGTTTCGCTTTCTTTAGTTGAGCATCTGTGGCGTTGACTTTTCGCTTGACTATGTCTTGCTGCTTCCCAAGGTACTGCACTTTGGTCTCGAGCTTCTCCGTAGCCGTGGCCGTATCTTTCATCTGCTCTGATTGTAGCTTGAATTCCTTCTTGAGCTTGGAGCTCTCGGCACTCATCTCTTGAATACCCGCATTGAATTCTTTGTTAAATATACTAAACTTTACTTTGGTCTCATTCTTCTTCGCCATTCATCTCACCTCACTTTCCTTGTGTAGCCGGGTTGTTTTTCCAAGCGTCCAACGCCTGTTTACTTTCGTAAATCCTCTCTACATCCGGTATTGGATAATGCCAAAAGACATCTTCTCCAATACCAGCACCTAGACAATATAAAACATAACGATCCTCTACACATTCGATGGTGAGCTTCGGGCTCTTGATTTTCGGTTGGTCCCTTTCTGCTTTGCGATCCAGACTATTCCTCAACCCTTTTGCGAACTCATTATCTTCTTTCAGAGTGCAAGCTTCTAAGACTCTCATATAATCAGCTCTCAACCGCTCATCACTAGGAGAGTAATATTCTTCAAATGCATCGACAGTAACTGCCTCTCCAGGATAAGGACCGATGACAGCCAAGTAGACAATGGCTTTGTATGCGCCCAGCTCCAATAAATCGGTCAATTGGGATTTCTCTAAGTACCCAAGCTTCTCTCCCATGCTTAATGAGTGGTTGGTGATAGCAGCCTTGAGCATCGTACCGCCAACGTTAATTAACTCGTACTTTGCCATGTTCAACGCGTCTCCTTCATAAATTAAAAAGAAAAGACTAGCAAATGCTAGCCTTTATACTTGTGGTGTGGTTTCTACTAAGGTGTAATCAAATGCTGTATGCCACGTATCCGGAACAGTGGAATCGTCAGCTAGTTCCGAAACCAGCACTTCGTAATACAAGTTCTTCATTGCATCAGGATACGCGGTCAACGTTACTTCCATCTGAGCGACCTCATCTCCACCGTTTTCTAAAGAGAAGCCAAATCCGTTTGTAGAAGTGCAATTCGGAAATGCAATAAGTTTGGTTACGTCCTCAAACTCATCAATCACATCGGCCGTTAGTACGAAGTCTTGCCCTACAGAAGACTGAGAGTATTTATAGACACCCTCCTTCAAGTCCTGGTTAGAAAGGCCGAATAGTTTTCTAACTATGACGACAGGCACATGTCCCGTCACGGTCAACTCCATCTTTTCTGGCTTCACTTTTTTCCCGACTTCTACACCTTCACAACGTTTGATCAGTTCCTTTAAGGTTGTTTCTCCTTCAACCGATCCGATACAAGAGAACTTTTCTCCCTCACCTTGGGTGCCATCACTATTCTTGAATTGAGCACTAGCATTCGTAATCTTCGTCGGGTCGAATGTTTCTACTACTGTAGGCATCTAAAATTCCTCCTCTAATAATCGATCTACTTGTCGATTAATTTCTTCTAATATTCTATCTGTACGCGCATCCATTCCCTCTCGCATGAATTCATGCGGCACTTCTTCCACCGAAGTTCCCAAAGCTTGGTCCGGGAATACCAAATACCAATAAGGTCGTTTCGGTTTCACTTCGAAACCAAGATTGAAGGTGGTACTTCTTATAGGCCTGGAATTTTTCGCGTGTTTCTTGCTCTTCTTTGAAACCGGAATCCTTGTTATAATCGCATCCTCAACTTCCCGAACTCCGAAGGTGTGCAACGTCTCATTAATAAGCTTCTCCACGTCTTGTGGTATTTTTGATAACTTTTCTTCGAGCTTCCGAACATCTTCATAATCCAACTCAAACCGGACACTCATATTTGACCGTCCTTCGGAAGATGAAATTCACACGATCCACATACTCGTCGGTATCGAGTTTCTGCACCTGATCCTTTTCTGTTCTAAGAAATTGAATGGCTTTCACTTTTGATACGGCAGAAATGACATCCAAGCTATCAGTCTCGACCGTATCGCTCCCCTCCGCCAGATACGTCACATAAATTTCTTGGTTCAAAGTACTGGGGTTTTCACCAGCCGTGAAATCCCCGAATACCAAAAGGAACAAATTCAAGGTTTCCGGACGTTCATCTTGAGATACCGTATCCTGATATATCGGAAGCCCGAAGGTTTCGTCCAGATTGGTTAACAACTTCTGATTTTGAAAACTAATCAGCTGCTTCGCTTTTTCATTCATTGAATATTCCAACTCTCACTGAAAGTAGCCGGGATGTTGTCTTCCGGTTCTTCTTCATTCTGCTTAAAACTGCCAATCTGGCGAAGATAGAAAAACAGGTTCCGTTTAGATCGGTCATAGTCCACAGAAATCACTTCGTACTCTTCTGCACCAATTCGGATAACCAAGTCGGACTTTTTCCATCGAAGGAATAACGGCGGGAAAGGTGTCTTCACCTTTACATCCACCGAGCTCCCCATGGTTTCTGCCATGCTGTAGTCCTCTTCGCGTATGCTCATCAACTGGTAAGCGAGCTTCCCTTTTTCTACGAACTCTTTTCCAATTACTTTCCTGGTAGGAGATCGTAATGTTTCATGCCGACCATAAACAAGAAAACCGTCGTTATACACTTCATGTAGAGGTTTCGGTATTTTCCGCTTCAATCGACTTCACCCCTTCACGAATCGATAGCTTGACCAGTTCATTCTGGAAGTTGATTTCAAACAGTTCGAATGAGTGGTTGTAAACGTAACGACCGTAATCGAATAACAGCTGCCGGACCGTTTCATCTTGCTCATAGTCCAACTCCCCGCCTCCGATTTCATTCAGATACGCTTTTCCTCTTTTCACGATGCCAAGAACTTCACTGTTTTGATCTGGCCAAGTAATCCGTAGGTATTGTTTCAACTCTTCCATCAGATCATTTTCTGTAAATGCCATAGAAAAGCCACCCCCTATTTGTCAGAGGATGGCTTGTCAGTAGTTTTCTTTTCTTCTTTCACTTCTTCAATAAATGCCCGTTTATACTTAGGGTGCTTTCTTGACAGTTCTTTTACCCTTGCAGGATTCAGCTTCTTATTGTTTCTTGGATAGGGGTCTCCAACTTTATAAAAGTGCTTTTCGTCCTTCAGATCTTCAAAGTTATTCACGACCTTATAAGGCATGTTCTTCTCCTCCTTTAATCAATCTAAGCTCCAGTGGTAGTCGTGACCGTCAGTACCTCACTGAGTTCCGACTTCAGCCCGTTTTCAGCAACCGCAACGACTTGATATTCGTATGCAGTGTCAGCTGTCAATCCGGAATCCGCAAGATTGGTTCCTACTCTTGTATCGACCATGACACCATCTCGATAGATTTCATAGTTTGCGATGCCCGCCTCATACGTAACAGCATCCCACGAGACGTCAACTGATGTATCTGTCACATTGGATGCTGTTAGATTTGCGGGCGCATTAGGGTGTTTCCGCCCCAATATTAGAAATGTCATAGACTTTGAAGGAGTCATTGTCTTTCGGACGGCCATTCGCAGCCATTCTTGTCATGTACACGCGTTGATCTTCGATGAAACGCACTTCATCAGACTGTTCGATTTTTCGATTGAATCCGACACCCATGAAGTAGTCAGAGGCAACCCCTGCAACCATCTTGCCGCTCGGCACCGCTACGGACTGAATGATGGTAGCTGGAATCGGTAGAACGCCGTAAGCATATGTTCCGTTTTGAGTCAGATAAGTCGTAGCACCGAAAACCTTGCTCCAGTAGTCCAATGGATTTACCACAAGGATAACGTTACTTACAGAACGGGTACCATCCTTCGTAAGAGGGGCCATCACTTCTGTTCCAAGTGTGGCTGGATCAAATGCAGTCAGTGTAGTGGCAGATTTATCAGGATAGACTCCATCCACTACAGCACCGGAGAGATTCTTGATCATACCAATCGGTTGATCATTTCCAGTACCTTTTACAATGGCCTCTTCTAATGCGATGGATACGGCTTCGGCAAGTACTGCACGGACGTATCGGTCCAACCACACCGGACCAAGTGCCAACATAGCTTTTGCTACCGGCATGAAGGCAGATAGCTTGTACAGGTCGGTGTTCAGCACTTCGAAACCATCATCCAGAAGTTCTTTGATCGTTGATGTCAACTTACCCCAAAACGCTGGGTTAACGGTTCCTTTTTTCGATACCCACTTGGTAATACCAGTTGTATTAACAAAATTAATAGCTGTAAGAAGAGGGTGGTTTTGCGTCAAGTCCTCGAACACCCGAGTGATAACCGTCGCCGGTACCAATGCCTCTACTCCATCAAACCCTTCCCCATCGATAACCTCGTTGTAGTATTTTTTCTCTTCGGAAGTTAGGGGATGCATCCCTCTGGAACTGAGTACTTGCTGGTCATTGATTTCTTTGTGCAATAGAGTATTCGCTTCTTGAAGGATATCCGTCTGAATGCCTTCCGCCATGTTAACCATAGCTTCCGCGAATTTTTCTGAATCTCCGGACTCGAGAGCCGCCACTAGAGCTTCACGTTTCTCTTGATCGGATTGATTGGTCTTGTCCAGGTTTTGAACCCCTGTACCTCCACCAAAGAACTGCATATTCCCCAGTCTCATAAACGGTTGCTTCTGTTTCGCCTTTAAATCTTTCATCACTGCTTTTTGATTGTGACTCATCATTATTCCTCCTCTTTCTTAAAACGATTCAACAAGTTTGGGATTGGTTTCTTCGCATTAGCTGCGTACTTTTGTAGTAATGAATTCTTGACTGGTTCCTTTGGTTCGTCTTTCTCCGGCTCTTCAATCTCTTCATCTGCGAAGCCAAGCGTCACCGCTTGGGAAGCTGTCAGGAAGCTCTCATCCTCTAATAAGTCCTCCAACTCCTGACGAGTACCAGTGAACTTATCTTCATAGGCCGCGATGTAGGCTTCTGCAATCTGATCTAAGTCATCCGCTACTTTCCGGAATTCTTTGGCGTTCCCGAGGGCAATTGTCCAAGCATGGTGAACCATTAGGGTGGATGTCTTCGGCATAAAGAGCTTATCTCCACCCAACGCGATAATGGATGCAGCACTTGCGGCCAATCCGTCCACATAGACATTCACCTTCGCCTCCTGACGTTTTAGCTGATTATAGATAGACAACCCATCAAAAACGTTTCCTCCAGGACTGTTGATGTAGATATTAATCGTTTCGGATTCCGTTTCTTTCAAGAAAGTCATTACATCTTTCGCTGAAACGGAATCTCCGAACATGGATTCACCAATAGGTCCATAGATGAATAGATCCGCTTCCTTGGATTCCTCTTTCTCTTCTGCACGGAATTCCGTCTTCATATTATCTAAATAGGGTTTGATTAGCTCATTTTCACTAAGGTTTGCTAGCGTTGCAGACGCAAATACACTCTTCCGGTTCAATTCGTTCATTCGTCCTCACCCCCTTTCAAGAATTTCCTGATTTCTTCATAGTTTTTGGTGATGAAGTATTCATCTGCCCATCCTTCATCGATTGGCTCCTCGTCTATCATTCGTTTGTTATCATTAACAGAATGCGTCCCCGAAGACAGGAATTTCTCCATCGCCCCGGCCAGTTTCACAGGATCCACGTATTTGATAAGCGATGTGTCAATTTTCAGGAAGGTACGATTCAAATAATCCTCTTTGGTATATTGCTTCCGGTTTATTTCATCTTCTAACAACTCCGCAATGGGCTGAACGCAGAACATCAGAAAGTTGTCGGTTTGATCCTCAACATCTGCCAAGTCTCCTTTAATTAATCCCTTTGGAATGTGAAAAGCCATACTGACCATGTCCACGATGTCATCCACGATGGCACGCACATCTCTGCTTGTTTGACCGGTTAACTGAATCTCTTCGTATTCAAGATTGTTCTGTAAGGGTAGAACAGATGCGCTCTCTGCAGTCATGAAACGCTTCAGTTGATCATTGAACATTTTTTCTCTCTTCGCTTGTTCTTCTCCCTTTTGCGAGGAAACGCCAGGCGTTTTGACTTTCGCCCTCAGTGCATTGGAACGTTTGTAATAGTTGATGGCGGAAGTCAATAATTTTCCATAACTCGCATACATGTTGTCGATAACACTCTTGATCCGCTTATTATTCAGCTTGAAATGAAAAACTTCACTTTCTGTAAAACGCCGATTCAGTTGATAGTTCTTGATGACCACGTTCCTATACTGATTTTCATACAAGGCAAACTCTTTCATATCGTAAGACTCCGCTACATATAACTGTCTGTTCTGCATCACAAGTAAGCATTCGTTCTCCATGACCAACTTGGAAACAAATTCGTGAAAAAATTCACTGGCGTTCTGGTTTTGGTTGGGTTGTACATTGAAAAGGTAATGGTTGTTCTTCTTGACTTCTTTGCCTTTCTCATAAGTCCTGAACTTGGATCGGATTAATGTATTCGCAATGAGGTTGATACACGTCTGGACAGCTAAGTTCTTGTAGTGATACTCAATCCCTAAGTCAATCCATACCTCTTGCAAATTCATCTCTTTGTCACTAGTGAACCCGAACAGTTCTCTTATTCCCACGGTTTCTCACCCCCTTAAAAGACCATGACATCGAATGGTTCAAACGGCTGCGCTTCTTCCAGTTCATCGTCTTCTACGAGCGCATGTAAAAAAGCGAAAAACCCATCGGTTTTCCGCTTGTCCTTATCGATCTTGCAGTATTCCATATTGCCATTTCCCTTTTCATCTTTGTACACGTTGCCCACATACCACCTCATGAGGGGATCGTCACCGAAAACGACCGTTTGATTGATGAACATCTCATCCACAAGGGGAGAGAGCATAGCATGAGTCGCTGGTCCTTTCCGTACAATTTCTACTTCAAAGCCGGCTTCTTCAAATTTAGGCTTAAGGATGGCAGCGCGGTACTTGTCCATCACTATTTTTTTAATATGGAACGTTTCTAGCATATCGATGAACCAGTTCACAACCTTGTCTGGATCTATCGATTTTCCATACTCGATGGTACAAAGGTTCTTCTCTTTGGCTATTTCGATAATCTCAGGATTGATGTCTTGCAGCTTAAGGGCCAGATGGTGGATAAACGTATGCTGCTTCCAATACCGCTTCCCGTCATGCTTGAACATAATACCCACCGAACAGAAGTCACGGATATCTGCGTAGTCCAAAGCACCTAAAGCCGGAAAGCCCTCCACCTCATCCGGGAATGATTGATCTGTTGCCAACCGGTCTTCATAGGTCGCTACTTCCTTGCGGACATCTTCTTGTGGGCAGTTCATCCGTTTAGTCATAAACTCCAGCCTCAGGGAAGCGTTGATTTGCATATCGTGATATTCCTGCTTCATTTCTGTCTGAAGGTTTTCTAAATACGGAAATGATGGATTCGCTTTTTCCCATTTGCTTGGATCATCCACTTCTTCTTCGTTATCCAGTTTGCATATGAATGGAAATAAAGTTGATTCAGGCAGCTCCTTATTCAATACCATTTGCGCTTCTTTCTTCATGTCATCTAATACACCACCACGTACATAACCATCTGTTGTGATGTAAAACGTGCGGGGGTCCTTTTTCTTACCTAGCCCGGAGGTGAACACTTTGACATTGCTGTAATCCTCATATTCATGAATCTCATCAAAAATTACTGCTCCGGATCTTTTACCATCTTTCGTCCTGGCATTGGAGGTATTGTATTCTATTTTCGATTTAGTTTTCCGATGCTGGATCAACATCTTGGAATAATAAAAGATATTTTTCATTTTCTTTTGTCTGGACGGGTCATCAATAACATCGTAAACGTCCTCAAAAGATGTCTTTGCCTGCTTCTCTGACGTAGCGACAATATCGATATCATACCGATGGATCCCGTGATGGTTACTCATCATATAAAAGCCATTAAAAGAAATATAACCATTCTTGCCCGCTCCGCGACCAAGCTCCAGCAAGAAGCGATTGAACATCAACCGGCCATCCTCGTATCTAACTCCATAAATAAAGGCATTGCAAAATCTTTGCCATGCCAACAATTCAAAGAAATAGGGTTCTGGTTTCTTTACTGAGTTTTCAATTGCTTCCGCATCGATAACAACACCTGGTTGATCGAGTTTCCACTTTAAGAATTTCATCAGCTGCTTCTGCTCTTCACACGATTCAATTTCTCCTTGCTCGACCATCCGCATATAGTCATCGATATAAGGATGGTATTTATATGTCTTCGATTTCATCTTCATCGCCCGCATTATTCTTAAAGGAAATCTCAATAAGTTTAATGAGCTTATCATAAGCAGCTGTATAACGGTTCATCGTCGTGTTATAGGATTTTTGAGCAGGGTTTTCAATCAACATTTTTTGAGCCCCATTTTTATATGTGTAAGTCGGGCCTTTTGATTTGATCGTCGACTCTAAGATTTCAAGCTGAATGGTCATAAAGGCAATTCGTTCAATCAACTCTTTTACCACTTCTCGAACATTTTCAGGAAAATCGAGTACCAAAGAGTTGAGCCGGTCAACCTCTTCTTGGATCATTTTGTCCTGTTTCTCGATGCTGGGTTTCCTTGCCATTTGACCCCACCCCCCCTCTCACGTGCGAAATGGCCAAAAATGTTTTTTCCGATCTCCCCCTCCTCGTTTCACGGTTCCCCAGAAAAGGTGTAAAACTTTTTGAGGGGGGGTCACCATCTTTCTTCATTCATAAACTTAGGTTTCTTTTTTCTGATGTATTTCTCTAATCGTTTGTGTTCCTTGTTGTGGCAACTAATGCATACTGCCTCGACATTATCCAACTGCAGTGCAAGCCAAGGATGCGTCTTTACTTCTTTAAAATGGTGAACGTTTTGTCCTAGTCCGACTTTACCTTTACGTTTACACTCTTGACATTCATTGTTGTCCCGTATTAATGCTTTAGTTCTCACTTCCCTCCAAGCATCGGATTGATAGAACTTAACCATCTTATCTTCTTTGATTAGCTTCTTTATTTGCTTAATATCCATGGATTCAACCTCAATACTAAAAAGACATCTGCAACATTGCAGATGTCTAAGTTCTTATACTTTTCACAAGTGAAGATAAGACAAAAATCAACTCAAATTCTATTGACTCCTGTCTGTCTCCTTGATTTTTGTTATAGCCTTTTGTACAGCTGTAGTAGAGAAAACTGAATACAAGTTAAAAACAAAGGACTTTAACTCAATCATGCTGTTAAATACGAAAGAAAGATATATTACCATTAATAATGAATAAAGCATGTTATTGCATTTAGTACTAAAATAAGGTAATGCCCAATCAGTCGGCAACCCACTTAAAACGACAAATAATACAAAGTTCACTATTAACAAAGTAAGGTAAAGTAATGATATAGCAAAGAAGTAGTTATTATAAGTTAAAAAATAGCTTCTTTTCCCTTGATTAGTTTTCAATAGACCTATCAAAGTTTCGCCAGTTGCTAATGCTTGGAATATAGCATAACCGGTAATAATAAGAGCTAATATCGCTACTGAGACTGTAGTGACATAATTCACTATTCCAAGTGCATGCTCAATCCCGTTAACACTGTTGATAAGTACAAAGTAGTACAATATCATGATAAGTATAGCAAAACCAACAATCACCAAAAACCTATTCCTGGAAGGTTTCAATAAAGATATACTATTTTTAAATACACTTTTGAAATTCAGGTCTTCCAATAATTGATTTGCATTACCACTGAGCTTTTCCTTATCTTCTGGCTTCATATAATAAACCTACTCTCTAGAAGAAAATAACTTTTCAAGCCCATCATAAAAACGACTATATATAGATTGGTTTTCTTCACTTGTTTCATTGAATTCATTTTTCGTTAAAGCCTTACCGGAAATTTCATCGAAGCTTTCATCAAAATCTACATCTTCTTCAAGTCTGAATACAGATCTTTCTGTAAAGTCTTCATCGTTAAGTGTCCTTACACTCTCGTCTTCATATTCAGCAGTAATAGAAGGTCTTACTAAACCTTTGGTCTCTTCCAGAGTCTCTCCTACTTTTTCAAAGTTCTTCGGACTATTGATTTGAATATTTCCGGTCTTACTTTCATATTCAGGCAACTGACTACGCAACTCATTCACAATATCATTTTGGGGTATGTCTCCATTCAAAGGATAAAAACGGAAGACAGCTCTTTGAATTTTTTTAACCTTCTCAAGCTCTTCTTGAATTTTCCCTGTTAATGGAATAGCAACTACGTGTAGATTTGGCTTAGGAAGCTTTTCTTCCTGATCACTTTCTTGGTCACTGTTGGCTTCTCTCACGTATCTTTTCAAATACCATTCAGCTACATTAGAAAACTGTGATACCGTCGGGCTTCCTTTTTGATTCTTCACTAGAACCATCCGATGGTTTTTTAGGTTAATTACAAAGTATGAATATGGATCAGATTTTATGTTAACGTCGGTGTTCTCGAGTTCTCCTTTACTATTTCTCTGAGATTTAACTTCCAAATGAGTACCTTTCACAAATAGACCGACCAACATGAATATTCCATTTCTCATAGTGAGACGCACATTTTCGATAGTGTAGTTAACACCCTTTATTTTCCTAACGTAATCTTGTTGAAATGCCGGTATTATAACTCTCTCTAGATTAGTTAACAGAGGTTCATCCTCTTTACCGAACGTACAGTTGAAATTTGCGATAAATGCATCTTTTTTATCTTTCATTATAATCAATCCCCTTTCAATCCTACATATTTCGACATCAATACATATTATCCCTTTTATCGAAGGGAAATTTTTCACAGGATATCAGAGGGTGATTTATATTCTAATATACATTTCCTATTTTCTGCTTTCTGATGTAGGTACATACCAATAATGAATTTTTTTTGGGTAACCTCTACTTATAGGTGGCTTAAGTACCTCTGAATTTTAGATACGAAAATATAACCCATTTTTTTCTAAAATTAAAGGTTTTTGGAATTTTATGTTGAAAAGAGTATATTAAGGGCGAAAGGGTCTTTAACACAGGAGGAACCAATGTACAAAGTATTGAAGCAAGAAACAGTTGTCTATGTAGTTCCCACCAGCAGATATGGTTTAGATCACGACCGCGTGAAGATTCAGAGCACTATGCAGTTAGAGAAGCCTCTTCCAAAAGAAGAAGTTCTGTTTGTTCCAAGTAAAACCGAAAAAGTTGATAAGGCTGTCAGAAACTTCTTAAATGAAAGAGGTTTCGATTTCGGTCCAAGGCTAGCAAGCGATGTTAACAACAAAATAAAAGACCTTCCGGAAGAATATATGGATCCAGAAAGAAAAGATGAGACCAGAAGTGATTCATTGCTGAGTTATTTGATCACTTATCTTGATCAAGTAAAACCACAACCAATCGAAGGCACAACTTCTCACTATCATTTTGAATATGAATTTCCTTTGTACCCAAATGAAACTGAGGAATTCGAATTCATGACATCATTACCCTTTAATGGGTTTGAAGAATCCGGGAGAATGGAATTAGAGCTCATCATTATTCTCCCAGAAGACGTAACGTTTGACCCTAAAAAGACTAAAGGCGTGACAGCGGATGGTCAAGAAATTACGGAGCAAACTTATAAAACCCAGAATAATCGAAGTCTTGTGACATTCTTCAGACAAGTAGATCCGGATTTCTACGTAAGTTACAAATATTAATTAACTAGACCTTTTCGCCCTTCTTAATGATATGAACTCAAAATAATATATGCATTTCTCATGAGTGTTGCATAGTGGAGTGTATGCGCACCTCAAAGTATCATGCTGAACATACTATTATCCATTTGTTTTCTCATTTTAACTTCACATCTATTAATATGGCTTTGAACTGTTGTTTTTTTTACTCCTATGAGCTCTGCGATTCTTTCATAAGAAAGTTGTTCTACTTTGTTCATAAAGAAAATGTCTTTTTCTTTATTAGTAAGTACCGACAGCACGTCTTCTATCCGCTCCCTATCCAGTTCACTTACACTATTCTCAACCGCTTCACTCTTCAATGGTCTACCAATTGCCGACATGGTTTCTTCATCTGTAAAGATTAATCGCCTGTAAGCTTCCCTTCTATCTATCCCTCTCTTTGCGTAAGGCTGTCGACCTCTCCCAATCCATTCAATGATGTATTGAAGATCACTGATCATGAGACTGTATAGTTTAAGATCTTCTTCGTCTTCTGGAGTATTTGCATTGGCTTTGAGCTTGTCGCGCAGCTTCTTTGTCTCTCGTAGCGTTCGCTTGTACTCATACAATAGTTCGATCATCACAATCAGTTCCCCCTACTATGTTTGTCGATTACCGTTCGCTATATCCCGTCGCACTCTGTATTTGATTGCGTTTATGTCCTCTTTGAGAGTATCGACCGCGTTCTGCCACCTTTTTTTCAATATCCGTAGTACTCCGCTTCCATTTCTCTCGGACTGGTTATGGCAAGCTCAGCAGTTTCCTTTTTGTACTTTTCAGCATTCAGATAAGTTTCTGAATAAGTTTGTTTGCGCGCCGCATAAATCATCTTGTACTGACGCGAAAAACTTTTTTTATTATTTTGAAGAAGTCACTTGATAAATATCCAATTAAGTATATAATATAGTCAAACATGAGTATATCGAGAGGAGGTGTACCAGTGTATGGTCAGTAAAGAATTGGAAGATGCAAAGCAATTCGCCTTAAAACATGGGGCTTCCAAGATGATCAAGCAACTTATGCTGAAAAGTGAAATTTCAGTACAGGAACTAGCAAAAATTTTAGACATAAAACCCCAGTCATTTAGTACAAAGTTATATCGAGATAGATTTACATACCAAGAAGTTCAAATGATTACTCATTTACTTGGTTATAAAATGGTTTCAATTAAAAAGAAAAAGTAGTGAGGGTGATTTTCACCCTCTTTTTACAGAGACTTTTTGTTATATTGCTAAGTTTACTGCACATGCCTTCAGCCCTCTAGCGGAGCTCCACCGTCAATTTCCTTGATAAAATCGAAATGAATTTTTGTTACTGGAACAATCAAACTTTCACCTCCTGTAATCTTATCCCTCACATATTGATACATGCTCGAAGTAATCGTCGAAGTCATCCAATTCATCTTCAGATAGATTAACAATTTCAAATTTTTTCCGCATTGAGGACATTTAATAATGTCCCCAAGATTCATTTCTTGAATAGACATTTCTATTCAACTCAACTTATTTAGCAGGATTGACTTGCATTCTCTATTTCATATCCTCTTCGCTCATTTGATAATTCTTCACCGATTGGTCGAATGATTCCGTCTTCTTTCCGAACCGCAATGGTTCTGCTTCATACCTTTTGATACGCCCCACTGCCACGCCACCCCATTTCAAATGCTTCATACTTTTCCCTGGCATTCTTTAAGATTTTAGAAATCATTTGCTGAGTTATTTTGTGTTCCGGTGCGATTTCCTTATTAGAGAGTCCCTTGGCTTTAGAGATCACAATTTGTCTTTCTCTTTCACTGAGCACTCCCAAGTATTCTTTTAGGTGCATCCACGATAGATCGTCTGATTCCCCGTGTCTGAAATAGTGTTCCGTTTCGTCGTCCATGCCTTCATCCAAATGCTTGTTGGCTTTAAGCATTGACAAGGCGACCTCCAAACGATTCTCAGTCACTCCGAGTTCTTCCGCTACCTTTTCAACGTTTATATCCACGAGATTCATCTTGTTAATCTTTTGCAATACTTCGTGATATTGAGCCGGATATCTTACAATGCCTTCTAAATCACGAACTGCTTCAGAAATGGCACCAAATATTCTAAAGTGAGCCACAGTCATAAATTTGGTCCCGCGATTAATGTCATAATCATCGTAAGCTCTCAACAAACCGATAGCGCCGACTTGAAACAGATCTTCCATTGTGAGACCAGAATGATTCTTTTGCCTTTCGTATGGCACAGCAATTTTATAAATGAGCCGCTCGTACTGTTTGATGCACTCTTCTCGGTCTAACCATTTGCCATCGAGGAATTTTCGTTCTTCATGTTGTGGCATGTGCTTGGCACCTCCTGGTCACTGTAGCGATAGTCGAGGTCTACAAACTTTCCGTACTCTTTAATAAAAGCAAGCTCGACGTTACCGATCGGACCGTTACGCTGCTTCTTGAGGATTACTTCCACAATGTTCTGACTTTCTGATTCAGGATTGTAGTAATCATCACGGTAAAGGAAGCTAATAACATCTGCATCTTGCTCAATGTTTCCGGATTCTCTAAGGTCGCTCATCATCGGACGCTTGTCCTGTCTTTGTTCGACTCCTCTGGACAGCTGAGACACGAGGATAATCGGTATATCCAACTCTCTCGCCAGCAACTTAAGCTCTCTTGTTATGGAACCGACTTCAAGATCCCGACGCTCGTATTTGCCTAACACACTCATCAGCTGTAGATAATCGATTACAACCAAATGATTGTTGCGACCTTTTTCAATAACGGAGCGGCGTATGATTGCCCGCATATCTGAAACCGTCGTTGCCTTCTCATGGATATCGAAATCCCACTTCGTCATTTCCCCTATGGCGTTGATTGCCTTGTCATAGTCCTCATTACTGAAGAACATCGTGCGCCATTTTTGAGCATCGATATTGCCTTCTGCTGAAATCATCCTGTGGAGTAATTGTTTCGTTCCCATCTCCAGGCTGAAGATGTCAGCAGAACCTCCGTTTTTGCAATGTCCGGAAGCAATGTTCAACGCAAAAGCTGTTTTTCCCATCGAGGGTCGTGCTGCTACGATAAATAAGTCACCGTTTTGCGGGCCACCGCCTGTCATGTTGTCAAAGTCGCGGAATCCAACCGGACACCCTTTATCAGCCGCTTCTGTTGGAGACAACATGTCATTAGCAATTTCGGTTAGATATTCATACGTGCTCTTTTCTGTGGTCTCCACTCCTATTCCGCGAACATCCGTAAGAACTTTAATGAGTTCATCAAGCGATTGATCAGTAGGGCTTTCTGAGTACCTCATGGTGTGCTCTCTTGTGACTCGATTTCGGTAGGCATCGAAAATCATGCGCTGATAATGCTTGATCGTTTCCGTGCTCGGTACCGAGTCTGCGAGATCTGTGAGGTAGGATATACCGCCAACAACTCCAACTTCACTACCAAGTTCCGTTGCGACTGCTACAATATCCACCGCACCGTTGTTGTCGCTTACCGTTTTCATAGCTTCGTAGATTGTTTGGTGGCTACGGTCAAAGAAATGCGTTGGCTGGAGACTCAAATCTTTTATCAAGTGACCTTCTAAAAGAATGGCTCCCAGCATTGCCTGTTCCGCTTCCCGATTATTGATCATCGCTCATCGCCTCCACTAGCTTTTGTAACTCTCTCTGGAAGCGGTCCTTAGTTTCCTGTGGCACTTGCTCAGCTTCACGCTTCCATTGGTTCATCTTCTCAATGCTTTTATTTTTTTCAGTTGGGTAAGCGCTGATTTCGGCAATCGTAGGTGGGAACTTGTTTCCAACTACATGTTCCTGTGTACGTTTCATAACACGTTCATAGTCCATGTCTTTCATCATCAGAGCCCAAGTATCAAGTTTGTTCTGCTGTTCCTGTGTATCTTCAGGCATAAAGCGCGGATAGACACTTTGTATAACCTTGAAAACTTGCAGCACTTGTTTTTTATCCACTGACGTCTAGTCCCTTCCAGTCAACCGATCTTCCGCTGCGTTGTGGTTTGCCGGATAAATCAGCATCTTTCAACTGCTCAATACTGGTGATTTCTTGCTTTCTCCAGAGGTTCAATTTGTTATAAACGAATTTCCACGTTCGTCCATTTCCTCTCACTGCATCTTGAATGCCTTTATAGACCATTTCTTCTGGATCTTCAAATCCGAAGTTATTTAACACGTCATTCAAATCATCAAGAAGTGTAGCTGTGAGTCCTCCAGGAGTAACTAAGTGATTATCAACCAATGCTTTGATAATGGAATCTACTTCTCGCGCTTCCTCCTCCTCTTTATATTTTTCTTCTTTTTCTTTTTCTTCTTCTTCTTCTTTTTCTTGCCCTCTTGTCGTTAACGTATCGTGGTACGTATCGTACAAATCCTTTAATGGCGCGTTTTTTACGTTTTCTCCAACTAATTGGATTAATGAGCGGTCTTTCACATCAGCAAGCTCTTTCTTCACACAATCAACAATCGGTTTTCCACCTTTATTGAGGTTGTACTTTCCCCAATTTAAAAGAGCAACCTCACGCGTGTCTTCGTTATAGCAAATGAGCTTATGATAATTCTCGAAACGATCGAACAACGCTTTCACCGCTTCGATGGAATAACCTAATTCAAAAGCAGCTTTCTTACGAGTGAGCTGGTAAATGCCAGTTTGAGTTGTGCTTGGATTGGTTAGTAGATATAGGTAAAACAATTTATCTTCAGGAGTCATTTCTTCCTGTACCTTTGCATCATCCCAGAACTCCGTGTACACTTGTCTAAATTTCGCCATCTAGTTTACCTCCTGAATATGTGCTATAATCTTGTTAAATATTTGTTGAAGCGGCCGATGTTGCTGCATCAGCCAGCTTCGTTTAATAGCTTGTCGAGATAATCCACACCTTTAGGCGTGACATAGGTTTGAGGCTTATTCATTACCTTGTCACCCATCTGAATGGATTTTTCTTTGACTACAAAGTATCCTCGGTCTAAATACGTCTGATACGGCGTGTTGTTGGACATGAGGATTTTTTTCTGTTTCAAATACATAAACAGCTTGTTGCGTCCAATACCCAACGCTCTAGCCACAATTGCGATCGATTGGTGATTCTCTGCACTAATGAATCGATCATGAGCTTCTACCTTCGGTTGGTTACGCTCAGCTTCTTCTTGCAAATTGGCTGCTATGCGAAGTGCTTCGGAAAAGGTCTGCGGCACCTGTAGTGAGTAATTTCCGCTTTGTCGGATGGAAGGCAATACCTCATAGGTAACCCATTTCTTAAATGCCTTCGCTTCCTTTTTCCTGCTTTTAAAAATCAATGAATACAGTCCGGACTCGTTCACTAGGTTCATCTGCTTTTTACCGAACTGGGTCGGTATTACCGAGGTAGCTTTTTCGTCTTCGTCTAATCGAATTACTGCGTCGTGACTGTTTTTAATTTCTAAAACATCACAAACGTCAGCTGCCACAAACCAAACCGCTTGTTCCATAATTACTGTTCGAACTTTTTTATCCTGGTAGTTAAAGACTTTCTGTAATTCGTTCAAAATTATTCACTCCTTTAGAAACGTGAAAAGAGATTTATGGATGGTCTGCTCCATTTAGGAGTGTTTATTAGAAAAGGTGATATGGTGCCGCCCTTTTTTGGGTGGCTTTTTTTATTGGGTAAGAAAGTTGATTACCCGTTCAATTCTTTCCTTCTCTGATCCACTCAAAAGAATTTTGATATCATCCAATGTTTTAAGATGCTGCATTTTTTCTTCGCTTGGAATGTGCTTTTTAAGAATGATCTTGTTGTTATCCAAATAGATTTCCAGAGGATCCTTTTCATTGATTTCTAGATTTCGACGGAGCTCAATAGGTAATACTACCCGACCAAGTTCGTCCACTTTTCGTACAATTCCAGTTGCTTTCATAATTTATTCCTCCTAAGTAATTAGCACCGAGTTTCTTTTATACCTCTCAAACCAGATCTTCAAGACCGAGTCAATGATATATGCTGGTAAAATTCAAATACTTCAGGGTGCTTTTCTTTAAAAGCATCTAAGCGACGCCCAGCCATAAAAGGTATTTCAAAGACCTTTTCCACATCTGTCATTAGGACCGCCAAGCGTGTATCCTTAATCGATGACCCAACTTCAGCTTCAATAATCTCTTGGAAGCGGTCTTTCAAATCAATCAACACTTCTTCTTTGTTCTTGAATTTCGACATTATGTTTCCTCCCTTTTAAGCGTTGCAAATGCTCCAGTACAAAAATATAAGAGCGCCTGTCCACATAAGAACAAAAGTTAAACCCTGCTTATCAAAAGAAATTTAGCTCACCTCCTTTTGTTCCTCTAACCATTCGAGCAAAAATTCTTTCATTTTATCTGCTGGAAAGTAATATTTACCTCCTAGTTTCACTTTTGGGCACCTTTCGTCATAGAAAAAATGCTCCTTGATTGTGTTCCAACTCATACAAGTTCTTCTTCTAAGTTCATTGGTATCCCAATAGACCAACTCGCGCTCAAGGTTTTTTACGACTTCTTCAATCTTTTTTTCTAGAAGTTCCTTAGCTTGGTTTTTATCAAGATTGATATCAATCATCTATTTCACCTCCAACCAATCTACATTTTGTTCCCGAACGGGAACATCTGGTGTAAAAAAAATACCCGCTTCTTTTTCGGGAATTCCTAGAACACTCAATACGATAGCAAACTCTTCTACATCCAGCCTGATTTTTCCATTTTCTTTTTTATGATAGGTTGATCTTTTAACTCCTATTGACTGGGCAATCTTCTCTTGTGTAATTTTTCTTGAAAGCCTCTCGTACCTCAACCTCTGTAAATTGAAGCGCATATCTTTGCACCACCTCTCGTTGTTTCCAATAGTAAACTTAATGTTCCCAATTGTCAACATACATCTACAAATAATTCGGCGTGTTGCCTTATGGGAACTTATAAATTATAATAAGGTCTAAAAGAGGAGATGATACATATGAAAAACTCTAAAGAGATAATAGCTGAAATAAAAAGAATAAGGAAGCAGAAGAAAATGTCTGTTGAAAAGCTAGCTAATAAAGTTGGAATAGCCAAATCAACTTTAAGCCGTTACGAATCTGGCGATAGAAATTTCCCAATAAACGATATCGGAAAGTATGCTCAAGCTCTAGAGACTTCAGTAAGTGAACTTTTAGGAATAGAGGATATATACGAATCAAAGAAAGAAGTAGTTAAGGTTCCTCGCCTTGGCCATATTGCATGTGGCGATCCAATACTAGCTGAAGAAAACATAGAGGGCTACGTAAACCTTCCTGCTGATCAAGTTCCTGCTGGAAAAGTATTTACTCTTACAGCTAAGGGAGACTCTATGGAACCAACAATACCGGAAGGTTCAATTGTGCTATTTAGGTTTCAGGAAGAAGTTGAGAATGGAGAAATTGCTGCAGTTTTAGTAAACGGTGATACAGAGGCAACTTTAAAAAGGGTAAGAAAGCAAGATGAGAACATATTACTGCTTCCAGACAACAATAATTACGCTCCAATCGTGGTTAATGAAACATATCCGGCAAGAATAATTGGCAAAGCAATTCAATATACTCAAAATCTATAGAAAGGAATGAGTAAGATGGCTATTAATTTTCGACAGCACTCAAAAACGAATTGGGAATATCGTATAAGATACCAGGACCCCTTCACTGGTAAGCCAAAAGAGTCCTCCAAAAGAGGTTTTAAATCAAAAGGTGAAGCAAGAAAAGCTGCACAAGAAATGGAACAAAAGTTGATGCACAGCTATGAAGAAACCACAGATACCTCTCTCTTGAAAGACTTTCTCTTTGATTGGTTATTTGAATATAAAAAAGATGTAGTCCGAAAAAACACTTTCGAACTACATCGTAGAAATATTGAAAATCACATTATTCCGTACTTCAAAAATATCAAACTAAAAAATGTAAAGCCAGTTATGTACCAGAAATTCTTGAATCATCTTTATTATCAAGGTTATAGCAAACGCACAAGGGAAATTATTCACGGTACTATGAGAGGCGCAATGGAAAAGGCATATCACCTCAGAAAGATTGAAAGGAACCCTTGCATGGGTGCAACAATGAAAGGTGAAGATAAAGACAAGCAGATAAAATTTATCGACTCCTCAGATATCGCTGATTTCTTAAATGAAGCTTACAAATACGGCTACGTCTATTGGATCTTTTATAAGTTCATGATTGAAACTGGTGTTCGTAAAGGCGAAGCAGCTGCATTACAGTGGGACAAACTTGATTTAAAGAACAAGACAGTTCAAATATCCCAAACATTAGACTTTCAAGCATCTGAAGAGAAGAACGAAGATATATTTGGAGATCCCAAAACCTATAAATCTAAGAGAGTTATCTCAATTTCACAATCACTAGCAAATGACCTCCACTTCCACTTAAAGCAACAAAACCAAAACAAGATGGCTTTGAACGATATTTATAGGCATGATTTGAATTTAGTACTTTGCAAAAAGGATGGAAGCCCCATGCCTAAGTCTAGCCTCTTCAACTCATTTAGCAGGATATCCAAGAAGGCCGGTTTACCAAAGTTACCTATCCACTCCCTACGCCATACTCACGCAGTGCTTCTTATGGAAGCTGGTACAGATATGAAATACATTCAAGAACGATTAGGACATGGTAGCATGCAGATTACGGCAGATGTCTACTCACACGTTTCTAAAAAGATTGACCAAGCTAGCATGAAGAAATACGAAGACTACATGAACAATATTTTTTTATGA